CCGGTTATTCCACCGACACCACCCCCGCCTGTTCAGCCCCCACCGGGCAAGGTCACACCGTACGACCCGTCGGCCGCGCTCCTTGAGGCGTACAACAGGATGTTTGGCAAGGCACCTGCGGTAAACCTCGGTGGCTACAAGGGCATGCCGACTGGAGGCCCTTCGATTGGTTCGACCCCTGTGACGGTGCCGACCCCGAACGCGCCTTCTGTGTCGATCTCGACGCCGACGGCCACTGGCGTGCGCAACATCGACTTCACTCCGGGCAAGCCGCAGTTCTTTGGCAATGTCCCGGGGTCCATGCTCCCTGGCACGTTGCCCTCGAACTACAACCCGATTGGCAATTACAAAGGCCCGTTGCCCACGGACATGATTGCGCAGAACCCGAACCTGAGCCCGGAGATTCTCGGTGGCTTGCGTGGGTTGGGTTACTACACGGATCGCTTGGGCAATCGCATCATGTCCCCGGGTGGCGGCCTCATGCGCTTTGCCGAGGGCGGTGAGGTGAAGGAGGAAGAGGACAACCTCGAGCCGGCTTCCGACTCTGCCCAAGCCGCGCTTCGTCGGCTCCTAGCCCTTGCACCGGAGCAGACGCAGACCGAAGTGTCGGTGTCGCCTAATGCGCGTAGTGTGAAGAGGACGACGCGTAAGTCCGTTGAGAGCGGTTTGGGCAAAGGCATCTCCACGAAGATGGAAGAGGCCACGGTGTCGAAAGAGCCCACCTCGCGTGAGCAGTACAAAGATTTGCTTCGCAACACGCTGACCAAACCAACGCTCACGGCTCGCGGGCCATTAGCCGCGAGGCGTTTTGCTGAAGGCGGTCCTGCGGACAAAGAGCCAAGCTTCATGGACAAGCTCTTTGGCGCATCTCCGTTGCAGGTAAAGACCTACGCGGAGTCGGTGCGAGACCCTGCCAAACTCAGAGCTCCGTTTACGGAGAAGAGCATGTCGGCGCAAGAGTTGGAGAAGCTGCGTGAGCTGATTGGAATTGCCGAGTCGAATCCTGCATTGAGCGAGAAGACGGGTAAGCCGTTGCCGGGTGTGGTCGATTACGCACATCACCGTGAGCAGATCCGTCGTCGCAACCCTGAGACTGGCTTGCCGTTAGCGCTGTTGGACTCTGACTTCAATCCTGGCGAGTCGGCGAATCTGCGTAATACGCTTGGGCAGTTTGTGTTTGAGCGGTTGCCTGATGGCACGTTGGTCGTGAAGGATCGTTATGACTACACGGGCGATGTAGGGGAGAAGTCGAACCCGCTCGTCAAGTACGCAAACAAGAAGGGCGTTGATCGTCCGGTCAACATCCGTATCCCGCCGAAGAAAAAGTAATGGCGCAGGATCTGTCCAAGATTGTACCGCGGCCGGTGGACAAGCCGGCTCCGGTCGATCCTAACGCGGGCACGTGGCGTGATCCGCGTCAGTACGATCCGACGTTCTTGTCGCAGGTCGGTGGTCAGGCGGTAGTGGACGTGTACGAGGGCCTCGCGCAGTTGCCGGGGTCTATGTACAACGTCCTGCGTGGTTTCATGGAGCGTCAGCGGCAGAAGAGTCCCGAGGAGCTTCGTGGCACGGCTGATCCGTATGACACTGCTGCATACGACACCGCGGTGTCTGCTTTGGAGGGCGCGGTCCGTGAGCCGCGAAAAACGGCTGCTAATGCATTGCAGTCGCTCAAAGAATACGGCGAGAAGACCATCTCGAGTCCTGCTGGCGTAACGCAGTTCATTGCCGAGACGCTCACTCCGTTGCCCAAGGTGCCCGGCGCACCGAAGGCCGGCCCTGTATCGCAGGTCGTTAAGCCCAAGGGCGGAGACTTCCCGACTAAACTGGAAGCGATCGAAAGGATAAGATACTGGGAGCCGGAAACAGACGGACCGTCAAAAGAAAAGGCGATCAATAACTGGCTCGACACCAAGCTCGCCAAATACATCCGCAATGAGATGGCGACTCCGGAGGATCCGATCCGCAAACTTGCGGAGCAGGACATTCTGCATGTGGATCCTGAGATGATTAACTACGATCCTGGCATGTATGGTGTCCCCCTTTTCGGCCAGCCCGCCCCGACGCTCATGGCAGAGTCAGGCGCCGCCCGTGTATGGGAAGGTGCCACTGACTACATGATGGGTAGTGAGAGACTTAATAGTTTGCTGGCTCAGGATCGCTCGAATCCGAACATAAAGCGGCTCTTAGACGAAAATCCCTGGATCTATAAAGTTCAAGAAGTAGATCCAGATCGTAAGTTTTATGTTCCTTCTTCAGAGTTGGGCCGAGACCTGGGCTTTGACCACCTTCGTGATGAGTTGTTGAATTCCATTGACCCAGAGGCAGGCTTACCGCAACAACTCCGTCTAACCAACGAGCAGCTCGGCCGCATGTCCGTGCCTGATGCCGTGCGCCATGTCAGCAAGATCAACAAGTGGCGTGAGAAGCAAAAGGCAGAGGCGAACTTCGCGCTGGCGAACAACGCCGCTACGGTGCCGTTTAAAGACTATCCGGATCAGAAGTATGGCTGGTTCCAGTTAACAACAGATTCCCCTAAAAATCGGCAAGTCCTTCAGGATGCGCTCAACTACGAAGCGGACCTAATGGGCCATTGTGTTCGTGGCTACTGCGAGGACGTCCTCGCTGGCCGATCGCAAATCTACTCGCTTCGCGACAAGAAGACGGGTGCGCCGCACGTGACGATCGAAGTCGAGCCGTACGGTTCCTTCGCCGAGTCCAAGCGACAGATCGATGCGATGTATCCGGATCTTGATGAGAACGAAAAGATGCGGATGCTCAACGAGCAGGGCTGGCTCGATGAAAACGGAGATCCACTTCCGACACCGCTTGGAAGGATTCTTCAGATCAAAGGTAAAGGTAATCTCAAGCCAAAAGCCGACTACATCCCGTTTGTGCAGGACTTCGTCAAGAGCCAGCAGTGGGACATGGTTCAGGATTTAAGTAACGCGAACTTAGTCGACCTTAACAGCAGCCAGATTTCAGACAACTGGGTTCGGACTAAGATGGCTGACCATGTCGCTCGGCAAGTACTCGAGGACATGCAGAACGAGGGCGCGCGCTTTGTTACCCTGGACGAGCTGAACGCCCGTCATAGCGCCATGGTCAAAGAACGGGTAGCCGTCCGCAAAGCCGCGGAGCCTCCTGAGCAGAAGGCCGCGCGTCAGCAGTTACGAGAGCTGCGCCGCGCCGAACGTCGGCAAGAGCGAGGCGAGTAGCCTTTCACCACGAAAAGTATTAGGATCTCAACATGCCAATTGACAAAGCTATCAACCAAGCCCCGGACGCGGACATTGTCGTGTTCGAGGAGGACGCCGCCCCTGAGATCGAGATCGTCCTGGACGAGGACGGTGGGGCGATAGTCGAGATTGGTGAGCAGGAGGCGAAGGAAGTTGACTTCTACGCCAACCTAGCCGAGGTCATTGAGCCGGAGGCCTTAGCCCGGATAGCCATTGACGTGTCTGCCATGTTCGAGGCGGACAAGGGATCGCGCTCGGATTGGGAGCAGATGTACGCCAAGGGGCTGGATCTGTTGGGCTTGCGCATGGAAGAGCGCACCAAGCCCTTCCGTGGTGCGGCTGGTGCAGCCCATCCGATGCTGCAAGAGTCGATCATTCAGTTCCAGGCGCAGGCTTTCCGTGAGCTGATGCCCGCGGGCGGCCCTGTCCGCACGCAGATCCTGGGCAAAGAGACGGTGGACAAGTTCCAGCAAGCCGCTCGCGTGCAGGATTTCATGAATTACCAGATCACGACGGTGATGGAAGAGTACACACCGGAGTTCGATCAGCTCCTGTACTACACCGGATACGGCGGATCGACGTTCAAGAAGGTGTACTACGACGCTCAGTTGGGCCGAATGGTGTCCAAACTGTGCTTGGCGGACGATGTTTACATCCCGTACAACGGTTCGAGCGTCGTTTCGCAGTGTCCGCGGCTGACGCATCGTCTTGCGATGGACTCAAACGAGTTCCGCAAGCGCGTTGTGGCCGGCGAATACCTTGATGTAGCGGTGGATTTGGAGCCGACGCCTGCGGATCCGAGCCAGATTCAGGCTGCGATCGACAAAGTCGTGGGCGTACAGCCCACAGATTCGGCTGGCGAAGTGTTTTTGCTCGAAATGCTGGTTGATTTGGACATTCCGGGCTTTGAAGACATTGACGAAAGCGGCGAGCCGACCAAAATTAAGCTCCCGTACGTCGTCACACTGGCCGAAGACTCGCTTGCGGTTATCGGAATCCGCCGAAACTGGAAGGAAGAGGACGAACTCAAGCGCCGCCGAAACTATTACGTGCACTACGTGCTCGTCGAAGGCCCTGGCGCGTACGGTTTGGGCTTTGTGCACCTCATCGGCGGCCTTTCAAAGGCTGCGACGACCGCACTTCGTCAATTAATTGACGCCGGAACGCTGGCAAACCTGCCTGCGGGCTTCAAAGCCAAGGGCGCGCGCATCGCGGACGACTCAGATCCGATCCAACCGGGCGAGTGGCGCGACATTGACGCGGGCGGCGCGGAACTTTCTTCGTCTTTGCTGCCGCTGCCGTACAAAGAGCCGAGCCAAGTGCTGTTTGCGCTGCTTGGGTTCCTCGTTGACGCTGGTAAGCGGCTCTCGAGCACGGCCGACATGCAGGTCGGAGACGGAAATCAGTACGCGCAGGTCGGAACGACGCTCGCGTTGCTCGAGCGTGGCTCGATGGTCATGTCGGCGATCCACAAACGCCTGCACTACGCACAGTCGTTGGAGTTCCGACTGCTCGCCGAGGGCTTTGGCGAGTATCTGCCGGATGAGTACCCGTACGAAGTGCCGGGTGCGAGCCGGAAGATCAAGAAGGCCGACTTCAACAAGATGGTGTCGGTGCTTCCGGTTGCCGATCCCAACATCTTCAGCAGCGCGCAGCGTATCCAGCTCGCACAGATGCAGTTGCAGATGGCACAGAGCGCCCCGCAGATGCACAACATCTACGAGGCGTACTACCGCGTGTACGCGGCGCTCAACGTGCGTGACATCGACGGTCTGTTGCTGCCGCAGAACAACCAAATGCCCCGTGATCCGGCAAGCGAGAACGCTTCTGTGTTGAACGGGATGCAGTTGAAGGCGTTCGCGGGTCAGCAGCACGATGCGCACATCGCCACGCACTTGATGATGGGCCTCTCGCCGATCCTTCAGGGCAATCCGATGGCGGCGATGACCTTGCAGCAGCACATCCTCGAGCATGTGCGCTTGAAGGCCGAGGAAGACGTGGAAGCTGACCTCTTCAAACTGTATGGACTGGATCCTGATCGAATGGTTTCGCCGATCCAGAAGGAAGGCATGGTCGCGATCAAGATCACTTCGTATATGCAGCAGGTTCGTGACCTTCAGAACCAGTTGGCAGGTGGCGGTGGCGGCGAAGATCCGCTCGTGGCGCTCAAGGAAAAGGAGATCGAGCAGCGCGCGGCTTCCGAGCAGGCCAAGATCCAGTTCAACGAACAGAAGTTGCAGTTGGAGCGTCAGAAGTTCCAACAGTCATCGCAGATCGATCAACAGAAGCTGCAATTACAGGCAGCAAAAATTGGAGGAGGCTGACATGCCTTTGAAGCGCGGTTCAAGTCAGAAGACCATTAGTTCAAACATCGGTGAGATGGTCGGCTCCTTCAAGAAGAAGGGGAAGATCGGCACCAGCAAGCCCGGCAGCGTCAAGAAGGCGACTGCTCAGGCCGCGGCCATTGCGTACGAGAAGGCGGGCAAGTCCCGCAAGATGGGCAAGGGCGGTGTGATGGGTCCGGTTAGGACCGTCAAGAAGAAGGACGGCAATCGCCCCGTCAAGATTTATTGATTGAAGCGCTTTCAGAGGGGGCGCTAACCCCTCTGCTTTTCATGGAACCTCACCATGCTGGAATTTGCAGAGTCTGTACTTCGAGAAATCAGAAAGCTGCGCGAAAGCGCGGAAGACATCGTCTTGGGTGGCAGCATCGCTGACATGGAGCGTTATCGCTTCATGATGGGCCGTCTCGAGGGATTAAAGCTGGTCGAGGAAACCGTGAAAGAGCTTTTGAAGAAGCGCACGCAAGACTAGTTTTAACCTGGAAGGAGACCTATGAGCGCAGATGCAAGACCCCTCACCGCTTTGGAAAAGAAGTGGCAAGAGGAGGAAGCCAACAAGGCACCGTCTCTCGAAGACGCGTACACCGTTGAAGGCTTGAAGCCCCAAAACCTGGATCAGGCTGTCATTGATCGTATCCCCACCCCGACGGGCTGGCGCATTGCCATCCTGCCGTATCGCGGTGCGGAGAAGACCAAGGGCGGCATTGCTCTGGCAGAGGAAACGCAACGTAGACAACAGGTCAGTACGGTCTGTGGCTACGTGTTGAAGATGGGCCCGATCGCGTACAACGACGAGTCCAAGTTCCCGACCGGCCCGTGGTGCGCGGAGGGTGATTGGATCATCTTCGGCCGCTACGCCGGCGCGCGTATCCCCATCGACGGTGGCGAGATCCGGCTGATTAACGATGACGAGGTTCTCGGCATCGTTGCGGATCCCGAAGACATTCTGCACATGTGGTAAGGAGAGAAACCATGACGAACGAACAACTGGAGTTCAGTGTCGGCGAAGACGAACAGCCGGCAACTGTGAACTTGTCGGAAGACGGCAACGCGGAAGTAGTGCCCGAGGCACCGGAGCCTGCCCCTGCGCAAGCCTCGACTGAGAAGGAACTGGATCAGTACAGCGACAACGTCAAGAAGCGCATCGACAAGCTGACCGCTCGTCTGCGCGAGACGCAGCGTCGTGAGCAGGCGGCCTTGGAGTACGCCAAGCAGGTACAAGAGCGTGCGAAGCAGCTCGAGCAGCAGTACATCCAGACGGACGAGGGCCGTTTGACGGAGGCCAAGAGCCGTGTCGAGACGCAAGCGGTTGCGCTCAAGCAGATCATCCGCAAGGCCCGTGAAGAGGGCGACATCGACACCGAGACCGAGGCGCAGCAGCGTCTGGCTTCGCTCACGTACGAGCAGAACCAGATCGATCAGTCCGCCCAGCAGCGCACCGCGTGGCTGGCCCAGCAGCAGGCCGCGGCCCAACAGGCTCCGGTGCAGCAGCAGCGTCAGGTCGATCCTCGGGTCGAGGATTGGGCCGAGCGCAACAAGTGGTATGGCAAGGACAACGTGATGACTCACGCTGCGTGGGGCATCCATCGTCAGTTGATCCAAGTTGAGGGGTTTGACCCCAGCTCTGACGAGTACTATGATGAGCTTGACAAACGTATCAGAGACGCGTTTCCGCAAAAATTTGCTGAAGCCGCCCCTGCTACGCAGGCCAGGACTACCCGGAACGTGCAGACGGTAGCCCCTGCCTCCCGATCCTCCGGGATCAACAATGCTGCACGCCGCACTGTCAAGTTGACCCCCAGTCAAGTGGCAATTGCAAAAAAGCTGGGCGTTCCCCTTGAGGAATACGCCAAGTACGTGAAGGAGTAAGAGACATGAGCGACGTCAAAAACCTTAACCGCGTTTCCCGTGAGGCCGATACTCGAGGGAAGTCCGCGCGACGTAAACCATGGGCTCCGCCTTCTCGCTTGGATGCTCCCCCGGCTCCCCCTGGATACAAGCACCGTTGGATTCGGGCTTCGGCAGGTGGGGTAGAAGATCGTACGAACGTAGCAGGCCGTCTCCGTGAGGGGTACGAGTTTGTTCGTGCGGATGAATACCCTGACTTTCCGACTCCGACGGTGGATGACGGCCGACATGCTGGCGTGATCAGCGTGGGCGGTCTTCTCCTGGCTCGTATCCCAGAGGAGACAGTCGAGGAGCGCAATGCGCATTACCGAAATAAGGCGAACGACCAAATGCAGGCCGCGGACAACGAACTTCTGAAGAGCAATGCTCACTCGAGCATGGTCATCGAACGTCCGAACCGCAGGTCTCGTGTTTCATTCGGCGGCTCTAAACAAGCCAGTGAATAACTTTTTTTAGAGGATTAATCAAATGGCAAACGTAGATAAAGCCTTTGGTCTCCGTCCTCTCGGCAATTTGTCTGCGACTGGAGCCCAGAAGCAGTACGGTTACGAGATTGCGGATAACCAATCAGGTGCGATCTATCAGGGCGACCTGGTGACGATCGTGAATGGCTATGTCGTTAAGTTCCTTCCGGGCACGCACTCTGCGGCGCTGGGCGTTCTCAACGGCGTATTTTATGTCGACCCGACCACGGGCAAGCCGACCTGGAAGAACTACTACCCGGGCAGCGTCAACATCACTTCCGGCAAAATCACTGCCGACGTGATCGACGACCCGAGCCAGTTGTTCATCATTCAGGCTGACGAAGACATCGAGCAGGCTGACATCGGCAAGAACGCTGATGTTGTCGGCACGGGTGGCAGCAACACCACGGGCGTCTCGACGATGGAATTGGATTCGTCCACCATCGCTGACACCGCGGCGCTGAACCTCAAGATCGTTGGTCTGTGGAACACTCCGGGCAATGAGCTTGGGAACTTCGCCGTCGTCGTTGTGAAAATCAACGAGCACCTGTACGGCAGCGCCGGCGTTAAGGCCGTAACCTGATATATAGGGGCATAAAAAATGGCTATTTCACGTGCACAATTAGTCAAGGAACTCGAGCCGGGTTTGAACGCCCTGTTCGGCCTTGAGTACAAGAACTACGAGAACGAGCACGCCGAGATCTACTCGGTGGAGACTTCGGATCGTGCGTTCGAGGAAGAGGTGATGGAGTCGGGCTTCGCTGAAGCTCCGGTGAAGACGGAAGGCGCTGGCGTTTCGTACGACCAGGCGCAGGAAGTCTACACTTCTCGCTACACCCACGAGACGATCGCCCTGGCGTTCGCGCTCACGGAAGAAGCCGTCGAGGACAACCTCTACGACCGTCTTGCCGGACGCTACACCAAGGCTCTCGCCCGTTCGATGGCTCAGACCAAGCAGATCAAGGCTGCCAGCGTGCTCAACGGCGCGTTTGACACCTCGGTCGGTGGCGACGGAAAGCCGCTCTGTGCTCTGGATCACCCGACCCTGTCGGGCCCGGATCTTAAGAACGAGCTGACCACCGCTGCGGATTTGAGCGAGACCTCGCTTGAGCAGGCTTTGATCGACATCGCTGCGTTCACTGATGAGCGCGGCCTGAAGATCGCTGTTCAAGGCTTGAAGCTCATCATCCCGAAGGAACTCATGTTTACGGCTGACCGTATCCTCAAGTCAACGCTGCGCGTTGGCACTGCGGACAACGACATCAACGCCGTGAAGAACATGGGCATGGTGCCGCAGGGCTACACCGTGAACCACTTCTTGACCGACCCGGACGCTTGGTTCATTAAGACCGACGCTCCGAACGGCATGAAGATGTTCCAGCGTGTTGCCATCAAGACTGGTTTCGAGGGCGACTTCGATACCGGCAACGTGCGGTACAAGGCTCGCGAGCGCTACAGCTTCGGCTTCAGCGACCCGCGTGGCATCTTCGGATCGCCTGGCGCTGCCTAAGAGGCAAGAGTGGAAGGGGGCCGAAAGGCCCCCTTTCATTTACCCGTAGGTTGGCATAGAGTTCGTCCAAGGGGGTTGTTTGTGCCATACGCTCAGGACGTTATCGGGATCTACAAGATCGTCAACAAGGCGACAAACGCCTGTTACGTCGGGCAATCCCAACGCGTCAAGAAGCGTATAAAGGAACACTTTCGACTGCTTCGCTGGAACAAACACCCGAACGCCAAGCTTCAGTACGCATACAACAAGTACGGCCGCCACAACTTCATTTGGGAGGTTGAGGTGGTATGCGAAGACACTGAGGATTTGGACAAGATTGAAGAAGCGTTTCTGTCCAAGGAAGCGTGGTTTGACGAGCCCACGTTTTACAATATTGCGGACTTTGCTAAAGCCCCCATGCGAAACCGTCAGCATTCTGAAGAGGTGCGTGAGCGGATCAGGGTAGGCCGCAGAGCCTCGACGTTTGATTTCCGCGCTGAAACCTATCGAAAGACGCTGTCAGAAGCGCAGCGTGCTCGTTACTTTTCAGATCCCGAGTTCATTGCAAAACTCAAGTACATAGTTGACAATCCAGACATGACGTATGCAGAGCGCGCGCGTGTTCTGGGGAAGGACATTTCGTCCACGCGTAAGCTTGCGCTCAAGTATCAGCATTTAAAAGGAGTCTTGTGACATGGCTGCAACTCATTTTTCAGGCCCGGTAGTATCCGATAACGGCTTCATCGCCGGCACCGGCGCAACGATCACCTCTGTTCTGACCGCTACTTCAACGATCGACTTCACTTCGATTTCTGCCAACACGACGGCTGATTCGTCTGGTATCACCGTGACCGGTGCTGCGGTGGGCGATGCAGTGATGGTCGGCGTTCCGGCCACGATTGCCTCGGGTCTCGTTGTCACGGGTTACGTTTCGGCCGCCGATACCGTCAAGGTGCGCGCTGCCAACGTCACGGGCTCTGCCATTGACCCGGCTTCTGGCTCGTTCCGAGTTGTTGTCGTCAAAGTAGCCTAACAGGAGGCTCGCAATGAGCTTCGCAAGTGACGTCAAAGCCAAAACCGTGATCGCCACTGGCGACATGGTGAACGGCCGTACGCGTATCCAAGGTATCTACTACACGTGCACGGGAACAGCCGCTGCGATCACCCTGAAAACGGGGGGATCTGGCGGTACGGTGGTGATGGAAGTTAAGACACCGCCTGCGGCGGGTGCTTACGACATCATCATCCCTGACGACGGTGTTTTGGCCACGGACGGTGTGCATGCCACGCTGTCTTCGGCTGAAGTTCTCAGCGTCACCGTGCTGTACGTGGGTGGGGCTCCGGCCTAATGAAACGCGGTCCGATGGGCCTGGCGCTTAGGGGAGGCGGTGCCGTGCGAAAAGGCATGGGCATCGCTACCTCTGTCAAAAGCGGCAATTTCCGTCCGACCAAGCAAGGCGCAGGCATGACCAAGAAAGGCGTGGCGGCATTCCGCCGCGCCAATCCTGGCAGCAAGCTCCAGACCGCGGTGACAGAAGACAATCCAAGTTCTGGTCGCGCCAAGCGTCGCAAGTCATATTGCGCACGTTCGGCAGGCCAGATGAAGATGTACCCAGAGGCAGCAAAGGACCCTAACAGCCGGATTCGTCAGGCTCGTAGGCGATGGAAGTGTTAGCCGATGGATATTTTGATTTGGAACATCATCCTGTCAGCAATTGTGACCGGGATGGGATTCATGCTTAAGGGTAAGTTCGACGAGCTCGCTCGCTTGAACATCTTGTTGAACCGTACCCGCGAAGAGATTGCGAGAGATCACATCACTCGCAGAGAAGTGGACGATCGGATCGAGAAGTTTGTCGCACATGTCGACCAACGATTTAATCGTCTGGAACTGAAACTCGATGAGCTTAGAAGCTCGAGGGAATGACAATGCCTGGCAAGATTAAGATGGTCATGAAAGGTGGCAAGAAGGTTCCTTCTTTCGCTGCCGATGGCGTCGGTAAGATGAAGAAGGGTGGCATGGCTGATAAGAAAGGCCGTGCTATGAAGAAGGGTGGTAAGGACGCGCGCGGTCGCGCGATGCGAGGGTAATATCATGGCAGGACGTGGAATGGGCGCGGCCATCAAAGGCGGCGGCGCAGTGGGCAGTGGCCCAAAAAACAAGGTGGTTTCCGAGCCCAGCATGAAGACCGGTAAGGTCGTCATGGCCTCTAAGGGTGGTGCCATCAATCAGCATAAAGAAATGGCTATGGGCATGATGGGCGGCGGCATGGCCCGCGGCTACAAGAAGGGCGGCATGGCCAAGAAGAAGGTCAAGAAGATGCGCTACGGCGGATCTTGCGGCTAATAGATGGCTACATCAGGCACAACAGACTTCAACCTGTCGATCGATGATTTGGTTGAAGAGGCATTTGAGCGTTGCGGCATGCGGCCGACGAGCGGCTATCAGCTCAACTCCGCACGTCGCTCGCTCAATTTGCTATTTCTGGACTGGGCCAACCGCGGGCTAAACCTGTGGACGATCGAGCAGGCAACGTACACGCTGACGCAAGGCGTCAATGAAATCTCGCTGCCTACCGATACGGTCAATGTCCTGGAGGCGATCATTCGCCAGAACAACCAGGGCATCAACACCGATGTCTACATCGAGCGCATTAGCCGTGAAGATTGGTTGAACGTGCCGGATAAGACTTCGCAGGCTCGCCCTGCGCAGTTTTATGTGCAGCGCACCAATACGCCAAAGGTCTTCTTTTATCCGGCAGCGGATCAGACGTACACGTTTGTGTACTACAAGATCCGTCGGATGCAGGACGCAGGGGCTTACACGAATGACGCGGACATCAACTTCCGCTTCCTACCGTGCTTGGCTTCTGGTTTGGCGTATCAGCTCTCGTTGAAGTTTGCGCCCGATCGTACGCCGGCCCTCAAGGCCATCTACGAGGAGGACTTCAACCGGGCTGCGATGGAGGATCGGGACACGGCCAGTGTGCAGTTCATCCCGGACATGGGGGTCTAAGTGGCCTACGCTAGTGGCAAGTTCTCCTACGGGCTCTGCGACTACTGCGGGCAGCGATACCAGTACAACACCCTGCGCAAAAACTGGCAGGGCTACATGGTGTGTCCAGACGACTATGAGCCAAAGGAACCGCAACTCGAGCCGCTTCGTTATCGCGGCGATGCTATTGCGCTGCGTGATCCGCGGCCCGATCGCATTGAACCGGTCTCCGTGTTCGTGGGGGCACCTGGGTTTACGGCGTTCCAGAGTTTTGGCACAGCGCGCAACACGAACGATATGCGTCCGTACATTGTCGGGCAGGCCCTTATCGCCCAAGGCGTTGTTGGTGGAGTCACGGTAAGCACGTCATGACATACGACGAACTGGTCACCAATATTCGTAACTACACCGAGGTGAACTCCAATGTGTTCACGAGCTCGGTAATCAATACGTTCATTACGATGGCGGAGAACCAGATTCTCCGCGAAATCGACCTGGACGTGTTCAAGGTCGAAGCCACGACCAACATGACCAGTGGCAACAAATTCCTGTCCGCCCCGAACGATATCCTGACCCATCGGTACATGATGATCACCTCGGGTGGCAATCAGGTCTTCCTGGACTTCCGGGACACCTCCTTTATGAAGGAGTATTGGCCGAACGGTTCGTCGACCGGGACGCCAAAGTACTACTCGGTTTGGGACCAAAACACGTTTTACTTGGCCCCGACCCCGAACTCGAACTTTGTGGTGGAGCTCGGCTATATCTACCGCCCGGCTCAGTTGTCGTCAACCAATACGACGACCTGGATCAGCAATAACGCTCCGGAAGCCTTGCTCTACGCCTGCTTGATTCAGGCCTACAGCTACACCAAGGGCCCGGACAACATGCTCCAGTACTTCACGAATTCGTATCGCCAAGCGATCCAGGGCCTGGGCATCGAGCAGCAGGGACGCCGCCGACGCGACGAGTACCGCGATGGTATGATTCGCTTGCCGCTTAAATCGGAGTCGCCCGGCCCATGATCAATGTTTCATCCCCCGTCCTAGTCGGCGGGGTAACCGTACAAACCACCCAACACCGCGGGTGGACTGTTGAGGAGCTCGCGCAGCGCGCTGCGGACAAGATCGTGTACGTTGGGGATCAGTCGCACCCGGCAGTCCGTGAGCAGGCGAGAGCGTTTAAAGAGAGCGTTAAGCACGTGGTGGCCTTTTATTTAAACGAGGCCATCGAGCAAGACCGTGTTACGGTAGCCAACCGGCTCCGTGAGGCGGGGCATCCTGAGCTGGTCCATCTGTTAGGAGAATAGAAATGGCGTTTTCTGGCAATTACATGTGCACCAGCTTCAAGGTCGAGCTGATGCAGGCTGTGCACAACTTTACCGCGAGCACGGGCAACACCTTCAAACTCGCTCTGTACGACAACAGTGCCTCCTTCACGGCGGCGACGACGGCGTACACGGCGACGAACGAGGTAGCCAACTCCGGAACGTATTCGGCTGGTGGCGGCACGCTGACGAATGTCACGCCGGTCTCGAGCGGAACAACGGCGTTCACGGACTTCGCGGATCTGTCGTTCACGAGTGCGACGATCACGGCTTACGGTGCGTTGATCTACAACGACACGGCAGCGGGCAACCCTGCGGTGTGTGTGCTGGACTTTGGTGGAGCGAAAACCTCGACCAACGGCACGTTTACGATCATCTTCCCGACGGCCGATGCGACGAACGCGATCATCCGTATTGCTTGATCGGAGGGTTAGATGGCCCTCGTTCTTGCTGATCGAGTCCTAGAGACTACCACTACCACAGGTACGGGGACCGTTACCCTGGCCGGTGCTCAAACCGGCTACCAGTCGTTCGCTGCGATCGGCGACGGCAATTCGACGTATTACGCGATCGTCGGTACGTCCCAGTGGGAAGTGGGCATTGGCACCTACACGGCTTCGGGCACGACACTGTCGCGCTCGACCGTGTTGGCGTCTTCCACTGGCGGAAGCCTGATCGACTTCAGTGCCGGCAGCAAGGACGTGTTTTGCGATTTCCCCGCGTACGCGGCGAACAAGCCGATCCTTGAGAGCTTCATCAACATCGCCAGCAACTACACGATCACGACAGAGCGTAACGGACTGAGTGTAGGCCCTGTGACTGTGGCTTCTGGATACGCTGTGACTGTCCCTGCCGGGCAAAGGTGGTTAGTGGTATGAGTACGATTTCAACAGGCACGAGCCTAACTACCGCGTTTGTCGTCACGGGCGATACTTCTGGCGAGTTGGTTATCAAGACCGGTCCGGGTGCTGGCACGACTGCGATGACAATTGATGCCGCACAGAATGTGGCGTTTGCGAATCCTGTTTCGTTTAGCGGGAATATCGACGCTAACGGGAATCTGAACTTCATCGGCACCGGACGGCGCATTACGGGCGATATGTCCAATGCGACGGCGACAAGTCGGTTGGCGTTTCAGAGTAGCACGACCAACGGCAACACAATTATCCAAGCCATTCCAAACGGGACGGCAACTCAAACAAATTTGCTTTTGTACGCTAACACCGATCTTTCTAATAGCGCAGCGTTAAATATTTTCCAAAACGCCACAGAATCAACGATTCGCGGTATTGCACTTGGCACAGGCGCTTATACGCCGATGACCTTCTATACCGGCGGCAGCGAGCGTATGCGGCTGGATACGTCGGGCAACGTCGGCATTGGTACTGCGTCGCCCGCATCACGGCTTGATGTCAGAACAAGCGCGGCTGAAATAGGTAGATTTTCTAGCAGCGCGGCCAACGGCGGTTATCAAGTCTTTTATCCAGACAACGTAACAACGCCCGTTTATGTTGGATCGCAAAAAGCCATTCTTTCAACAGGAAACGCAACAGATTTTGCAATTGTTGGGACTGGTGCAAACAATATGGTGTTCGGCACAAACAGCGCCGAGCGCATGCGTATTGACTCCTCCGGCAAAATAACCGACCAATACGGCAACATTCGCGCCATTCCGCAATCGGGATCGGACAAAACAACGTCCTACACGCTTGCTACGACGGATGTTGGTAGGTTCATCGGCGTCGGCTCTGGCGGCAGCATCACCGTACCGAATGCGACTTTTTCTACCGGCGATGTCGTCTCCATTTTTAATAACACTTCCGGCAACGTCACGCTGACCATGAGCATTACGACCGCCTACATTGGCGGAACCGATGCAGACAAGGCTACCATTACATTGGCAACACGCGGCATTGCGACGATCTTGTTCATCAGCGGCACGGTGTGCGTCGTTAACGGAAACGTGACCTAATATGTCGGGAATAATGCAATTGCTGCTTGCAGCAAAAGGGGCTCCAGCCGCTCCCCCGTCTGTTGAATATCTTGTAGTCGCTGGCGGTGGCGCAGGCGGATATTCGTATCAAGTCTACGAATATATTTCCTCTGTTGCTGCGTACTACCACATAGGCCGAGCCGGTGGCGGTGGTGGTGCGGGCGGATATAGAACGGCAAGCGGATTTTCAATATCTGCTGGTACGACATACACGGTGACAGTCGGTGGTGGCGGCGCTGCGGCGTTTTCTCCGGGAAGCGCTTCTAACTCTGTTTTTTCTTCAATTACTGCAACTGCCGGTGGCTATGGACGAGGCGCTGGCTCCGGTTCCGCCTCAGACGGCGGCTCTGGCGGCGGTGGTCAGTATTATCTTGACCGAGATATTTTCTGTAATTTTGTTGCCGCCTTTGGTCAGGGTGGCGCCGCTGGGACTAGCGGACAAGGGAATAACGGTGCCGCAGGTGGCTCCGGCGCAGGTGGTGGCGCTGGTGGCGCAAGTGCTAATGGATCAGGCGCAACAGGCGGAGCAGGGTCAACCTTTGCAAGCGTTACTCGCGGCGGTGGCGGTGGCGGTGGCGCAATTAGCGGAGAGGGAAGCCCCGGTAGTGGTGGTAGCGGCGGCGGTGGTGCAGGCGCTGTTGGAGAAGCAGCCGGTACTTCGGGAAGCGCAAATACTGGCGGTGGTGGCGGTGGCGGTGGCGCAAAGGCTTGCACCTATGGCGATACTGCCAGCACCGGAAACGTAGGCGGTAGCGGTGGATCAGGAATTGTAATTATTCGTTATTCAGATGCGTTTACAGCGGCAGTTTCTACTACTGGATCACCAACTGTCACCGTTTCTGGCGGCTTCAGAACGTATACCTTTAATGGCTCTGGCTCTATTACTTGGTGATATATGGCGCACTTTGCAAAGCTAGATGAAAACAATGTTGTGACCGAAGTTGTTGTGGTAAACAACGAAACTATTGGGAATCTTCCGTTTCCGCAATCCGAACCTGTTGGGATTGATTTTTTGCATTCTTTGTATGGTGATAACGCTACATGGAAACAAACTTCATACAACAACAGCTTCAGAGGAATTTATGCCGGAATTGGATTTATTTGGGACCCGGTAAATTTAAAGTTTGTTGATTCAAGTGCTCCGGCATTTAAGTATTCCGATGGCTTCGATCAGGTGACGCCGTAATGGTTTTTGACAAGCGACTAAAGATTGCTTTCGTACTCCCGACAAAAACGGGATCGACATCGCTGCGCTGCTATTTGCGGGAATACGGTTTTTTTAGGCTGAAAGAAAAACACGAAACCGTAGATAAGCTTATTGAGTTGTATCCAAATTTAGTCGATTACTCAATTTACGGGTTTTTTAGAAATCCTATTGAGCGATTTGAGAGTGCGCTTCTCTACGCTAAACAACATAGGATTTTTTCGCGAGTTGTAGAGGCTAAACTGAAGAGCATAGGCGTTACTAAGACCCTAGAAGAAATTAGTTACGATGAGATGGTTGATAATTTTTCATCATTATTTGATGACAGCCTGTTGCTGTTTCGTCCTCAGGTTGATTGGCTTAAACACCAAAAAGTGACTGCGCTGGACTATCACAATATGCAGGCTGAATTGACCCGCGTTGTGGCGACGTTTGATGAGCCGATGCCCGTGTTGAATAAAGCAAGCGACTTTGGCCGCAGCGTCATCACCGACAAGGTTCGTGATTTTGTTAGCAACTACTACGCAGCCGACTATCAGTTTGCCAAGGACGTTCTTGGCAAGGAGTATTGAAAATGGCTACTTGGAAAATTGAGAGCATGGTCGTTAAGCCGCAGGACGGCTCGCACGCAGATGTGGTTGTAACGGCTGCATGGCGCTGCACGGCGGTAGATGGCGACCACAGCGCGTCCAACTACGGCAGCATGGGTTTCGCTTCACCAAGCGGTGACTTTGTTGCTTATCCCGATCTGACCGAAGTCGAAGTGCTGGGTTGGATTTGGGCAAACGGAGTGGACAAGGCCGAGGTTGAGGCGAACGTACAGCGCGAGCTTAATGATAAAATCAATCCTCCTGTGGTCAGCCTTCCGCTGCCGTGGAGTGCGGAGATTTAAATGACAAACATCGTTAACGCCACCTCCGGGGGCATAGTCCAAACAGGTAGTAGCACTGCCGCTCTGAACATTCAGACTAACGGCACGACGGCTATTGCCATCTCGTCAGGACAGGCGGTAACGCTGACTAATCCCCTTCCAGTCGGATCTGGTGGCACTGGCGCAACTACGCTTGCCGGGGCAGGCATTCCTACGACTAGCGTGGCCAACACATTCACGGCAACACAGACCTTCAATGGAACTTCGTCTGTTTTGGCCATGGTTGTTGCAGACACCGCTGAAACCACGACTATCTCAGCTACAGCGGCTACAGGCACGATTAACTACGATGTCACCACGCAGAGCGTTCTATACTACACAAGCAATGCTTCTGCGAACTGGACGGTGAACTTTCGTGGTTCCTCGGGTACCTCCCTCAACACGTTGATGTCTACCGGGCAAAGCGTCACGGTAGCGTTCCTTGTTACGCAGGGCAGTCCGGCGTTCTACAACAACGCGGTGCAAGTGGACGGAGCGAGTGTGACTCCGAAATATCAAGGTGGCACGGCGTGGACATCAGGTAACGCTTCGGGGATTGATGCTTATACTTACACGATCATCAAGACAGGTAGCGCGGCGTTCACGGTACTTGCTGCCCAAACGCGGTTTGCTTAAGGAGTTGTCATGCCTCTTATTGGTCGAATTGCCGCTGCCACTGCCCGAGGCTATGGACTCTTTGCGAACGTCGTTCAGGCAGTAGACCCGTTCTTCAACTATGTAGTTGCCCTGCTGCACGGCGATGGCACCAATGGCGGCCAGAACAATACGTTCTTGGATTCGTCTACCAACAACTTCACCATCACGCGCAACGGGAATACCACCCAAGGCTCGTTTAGCCCGTTCAGTCAGACGGGGTGGGGCAACTATTTTGATGGCGCTACAGCAACGCGTCTGACGATGCCGAGTAACACGGCATTTGCGTTTGGAACTGGTGCGTATACGGTTGAAGGCTGGGTTTATTTGAATGCTCAAGCAGCCACTCAATCATCGTTTTTTGAGGCTGGGACAAATACCGGCGCATTGAGTACGTCAATCTTAAGCAATGGAGCCGTTTCTTTAGGTACATACGGAGTGGGAGCCGTTTTTTCTTCTCCGGCAAATTCGGTTACGCCAAATCAATGGTTCCACATTGCTGTTGTTAGAAATAGCACCGCGAGTAACGACACGAAGATCTATGTAAATGGAACTGCTGTTGCAACAGGAACCGACAGTTCAAACTGGACTGTAACGACGACTCCAGCAATCGGTGGAATAAACCTTTCGGGATATACCTTAAATGGTTATATCTCAAATCTTCGCGTAGTCAAAGGCACGGCCGTCTACACGGCCAACTTCACGCCCAGCCTCACGCCCCTTACCGCGATCAGCGGAACGTCGCTGCTGACCTGCCAAGCCAACCGTTTCCTAGACGCTTCCTCCAACGCTTTTGCCATCACGCGCAACGGCGATGTCTCCGTCCAACCCTTCTCCCCCTTCAACCCCACCACGCCGTACTCAACCAGCAGTATCGGTGGCAGCGGTTACTTTGATGGGGCCGGGGATAATTTAGACATAGCACACAACGCCGTACTGACTCCGGCTGGCGACTTTACGATTGAGTTTTGGGCCTATCCGCTCACCGCCTCCGGTATTCGTGAATGGTATACGAAGGGAATAGGGATTCAGGTTTATAGCAACGGTGCAGCGTGGGGTTTGGCGCTATCCTCAAACAATAGCGGAACGTATTACATCAACGCGACGTTTGGAACACTTATAGCCAACGCATGGCAGCACGTAGTAGTTACCCGTAGCGGAAATTCATATGTTGGATTTGTTAACGGTGTAGCGAGCAGCCTTGGCACATCGTCTTCTGCGCCGGGAACTGGAACTGATGCTTTGCGTATTGGCGATCTTTCGGTGTCTGGGGGATACCCGGTTTTTGGGTATATGTCGGGTGTTCGATATGTAAACGGCACGGCTGTCTACGGAACGTCCACGTTCACTCCGCCAACTTCTCCTCCAACAGCGGTTACCAACACCCAACTGCTCACCAACTTCACCAACGGAGCCATCTTCGACAACGCTGCTGTTGCCGACTACGAGACTGTGGGCAATGCCCAGATCAGCACTAGCGTGAAGAAGTACGGCACGGGGTCGATGGCGTTTGATGGGACGGGGGATTACTTAACGACTCCGTACAGTCAAAGCATCAATTTTGGAACCGGCGACTTCACCATTGAGGGATGGTTTTACCTCAATTCGTTTGCAAATCAGTATTACGTTTTGGGCGGCACTTGGACTACGGGAACGACTGATGAGTGGTTGATTCAAATCGAGAACAACGGGTCGCTACGCTTCTTAACGACTGCCAACACAAGTTTCTTTGCAACCGGTCTTATTAAGACCGGAACTTGGTATCACTTTGCCGCATCACGCAGTGCCGGAGTCATCAAGGCATATATCAACGGCAGCGTGTTTGCCACGATTACAAATGCCAACTCAATCGGATCGGTTTCTAAAACGCTGAACATTGGGCAGCAGCCGGGCGGCACTTGGCCGTGGAATGGATATCTTGACGATTGGCGCGTAACCAAAGGCATTGCCCGCTACCCCTACAACTTCACGCCCCCCACGATGGAGTTGCCCAACATTGGCGGCACGGTCACGCTGACTGCCGATCCATACTTCGACTACACCACTCTGTTGCTGCCCGGTAACGGCACGAACGGAGCGCAGAACAACACGTTCCTCGATAGCAGCA